ATGGACGCAGGTGTTGCTTCAGATGGTAACTATTACTTGAACTTAGATGGTACTACTAGACGCTATTTTGTTCCTATTAATAGTCATCCTTATTATCTTCTTATAGGTAACTGGGGTGGTGGTGGATCTGTATTTTTTAGTAATGCATCATCATTGACAGGACAGAACTTGAATGATACGGGTGACACAACTCCTACGGGTAACTTTACTAGTAACTCTACATGGGGTTATTACAGAAACGTAGGTGGTTCTGATTACAGATATGCAACCTTTAGTAATAGGGGTATACAATATCGTTATGTGAAGATGAGATTTAATCTCTACACTTATTACTCTAACGATGGTGTTAATGGACGCAACTTCCTAAATATTTCATCAGGAGTTGGTGATGGTCTAACGATCATGCGTGACAACGCAGGTGCAGGAGACGGTCAGCACATTTTCACATATTATACTGCTATCTCTAACAATGATGGTAACTCATGCCCATCAGTAGCAGGAATGCAACCAACTCACGTCCAAGCAGGTAACAACCCAGGTGGTTTCATGGGTAACAGATACACATGTTTCTCTAGATCTGGATCTGGTTTTACCTCAGAATATGTGAGAAACTTTACAGTACAGCCAGGAGATAACTCTGGTGGTACTGGACCGAATGTATTTAATGGTGATGCATGGTTCACCGTTGATCTTGGCACATCATACTCAGATGATATGCACGTTGTTATTCACTCAGACCAAGACAGTGGAAACGAGGATACATACCTTAAGAGAGGTTGTGTACTTGTTCGACCTGCATAAATAATACGAAGGAGTAAAAACTACACATGTCTCAGTTAAATGTTGATAAAGTTGTATCCCTAACAGGGGGAGCAGGAACCGCTGAGTTCCAACTGGAGGCGTCTGGAAACTTTAACTTTGACTCTGGTACTCTGTATGTTGATTCTACTAACAATAGAATCGGTATTAATGATGCATCCCCTAGTTTTACGTTAGATATCGCAGGTACAGATGCTATCAAAGTTCCTACAGGAACTACAGCACAAAGACCTGGCTCACCAGTAGAAGGACTATTCAGATATAATAGTACAGATAGAACCTTTGAAGGATACTCATATGATTCAGATGCAGGTGCAGTTCAATGGGGTCCGATTGCAGGTGCAGGTGGTGGTGGAATCCCTGATCAGTCTACAAACAGATATTCGGCAAGTTATACAGTAGGTGCATTATTAAGATCAGACGGAACTAACGCATACTGGTCATTCGATGGAGAGAATGATACAGGATGGTCAACTGCAAGAATTTGGACACACGGATATGTTGGTGGTGGATACCAAAATGGTTCTCCTTGGAGAAACGTAAACAGAACGGTACACTCTACAGATACATCAACAAACTTAGGAGATATTTTAGACAGATCAGGTGCTTACATGTCAGGATCATGGCATGATACTAGGCACTTCTTTCACTCTATGGAGAATACATATAGAGGTTCTTCAAACTATACTAATGCAATGTCAATGTCAACTGAGACTGGTGTAGCACATCAATCACAGTGGAACATGACGGTGAACAGAGGTTCAATGGGATCTCACCAAGATCATGTGTTTGCAGGTGGATACTCTTACCTATATGGTGGTGGTAACTCAAGAACTGACGTGTTCAACTTGAAGACTGAAACTATGAGAACCTCAGGTTTCCCACCAAACTATGATGATGGTGGCGATGACCCTACTTGGGGTGGACATGGTAGACTCTATGGTTGGGTCAAGAGAGGTGGTACTAGAAGAGGTCAGTTCTTCAAGACTGAATCTTGGGTATCATGGGAACATGGGCCAGGTGGTGATGGTTGGAAAAAGATTCTTCCTACTATGTTAGGACATATGTACGTTGGTACAGGAAACAACAACCAGAACGGAAACCAGAAGTGTAACGATCTCACTGGTATTCAAGTTAGAGGTCTTAACTTCGGTAATATGGGTGAAGAAAACTTTGAAATGGGTATGAGAAAAGGTTATTGTTTAGGTAACTATAATGGTGCACAGAACAATAATACATTCAAAGTTAACTACAATAGTGATAGTTACAACAACTTAGGTGGAAACTCACCCCCAACAGGACATGGTGGTATGTCATCAGCACACTGTTCGTCCTCTAGTTCTGTATCAGGACAGGGCAACTACGATTATGGTACAAACATTCCTAACTACTAATGATTAGCACAACTTCAAATGACGTCATCGTTTTAGATGTCGAGAAATATCCTCAGGTAGGGGAGTGGGGTATCCGTGTTGGAACTTATTTGGGATTAGAATCCTATCATCTTGCAGACGAATATTTTAAATACATACCACAGCACATAACTTATCTTAGGTATCCTAGTAAAAATGGTATCATGGGAGATAAGTATTGGGGAGAGATTAGATTCCAGAGATCCGCCTATAGTGTAAATGAAGAAGGAACTACAAATAAAGCGAAAGAAACCATAGATGATACAATATACTCAGATTATGTTATCCCTTTCATGACAGATGTGATGACCCTAGCGATTCAAGAAGAGTTTGAACACAGACATAACCTTCTTATGACTAAGTTTTCTACACTTGAAGAAGCAACATGGGTAGATCAAATATGTGAGGCAACCGCATATATTGCTGATAATTCTTTTGAGACAAAACTTATACATAAGTTAGCAGAGGTCAGGGACTTGACAACTTTGCAGTTTGCGACTAAAATAGTTGATAAACAAGCAGAGTTTAAAACAAAACTCTATGACCTAGCAGTCGCAGAACAAAAGATGATCCATATCGTAACTGGATGTACAACTGTTCGTGACTTGAACGTAGTGCTTGAAGATTACTTCAGCATTGCAATGTCAAATGCACAATGTCTTGAATATGGAAGATGCACAACCAATGAAGAAACAGGAAACATCGAACGAAAAGTTAAGTTCGACTACTCAGGAGGATTTAAGTTCTGATTATCATATCAGAGAGACCCTAGAAGATTTAAAACATATAAGTGAATATGATGTAGACAAGTTTGATGAAGCGTTGATGGCATGGTCAGAACAACAACACTTCGGACAAACTAAATTTCAAAACGAATACTTTGTTGTAAACTCACAAGTATCCCCATACAGACAAGTACGTCAGGCAATGATGGAGATACAGGGTAGAACTAACGCATTACAAAAAACTACTATACAGTTCAAGCGTTGTCTTAATGACATTGCTAGAGTTACTGCTGCTCGTGATAAAGAGAAAGATGAGTTTCATAAGATTGACAGACAGTATGAACTAGAGTTACTGTATCTTGATAAACAAATATGGTTAAATAAAATCCACCAATGCAAAGAAGAACTTAATGGTTTGTTTGACATTATCAAAGCAAAGGCAGGAACTAATAATCCAGACGAGATCACAAAAATATTAGAAGACAAAGAGTTGGAGACAATGGAAGAGCATAAGTATTGGATTGCTCGTATGGGAAAACAGAGTGCTATAGATTTGCTAACTACTGGTAGAATCCAAGCAGGTAACTTAGAATCTATCTTGCAGATGGCACCAGAAGATCAAGCAGCAGTTACTGATCTTGCTATGACATATTCTACTGCAGTTAATAAATCCATTGGAGGTATTAAAGAAGCAGCAGAAGAAAGAGTAGAAAAAATGTTAGACGGAAAACCACCCCAATTATTTGACACAGCAGGTGTTTTATCAGATTATGCACACAACAACCTTAAGGACAGGAGTCTTCAGTCTTCCGATCAATCCGAAACTCAGTCCTGAGTTTATTGATAGTGACTTTATACCTTTTCTAAAGAAACACTCTAACTTACTATACGACCTATATTTTACTACGAGAATGCCCCCATTCATGCAAGATGCAATGGGCGATGTTTTTCGTACGGATAATGACGCAAAAGGTGCTGTAAAGAATGCTCTCTACATAGCACAGGAGACAGGCATACCATTATCAGCAACATTTAATAATATATGGGTGAGACCAGATCAAAAGAATCTTGAAACTTTTATCACCAATTTTAAATTTTTATATGATAATGGTGTAAGATGTGCAACTATACCTCATACATCATGGGTCTCTACGGGTCAGATACAACGGGAATACCCAGAGTTAGAGATAAAGAATACTATACTCAGAGAAGTATCTAAACCAAATGAAGTAGTATCACTTGCAAGTGCAGGGTTTCATTATATAAATTTAGATCGTGATGTAATGAGAGATAGACCATTATTAGATCGCATTGTAGAAGCAAAGAAATATTGTCACAGCAAAGGTAATGACATAATGCTATCACTCTTGGCAAATGAACATTGTTGGGGTGGTTGCCCTATCATGCCAGAGCATTATCAATATAATGCAACAAGAGTAGGGAGTGACCC